ATTCTAGTTTAGCATCATCCTTGGCCTTGCCAATATAATCCCACAGTCGTTTAGACTCTTCGGGTTTAAGTTTATCCTCCAACCATCCAAGGTTAGAAGGGATGATGCTCTGCATTAGATGTCGCCAGGTGCACGATTTTCTGAGTATCCAACGTTAAACATACCGCCAGGATATCTTGCTGCAAGTTTCAATGTATTGATGTAGATAATCTCATCTAGTCGTGTGTCAAGAGCGAGTGCTGCTTGTGCAACATACCACATGATGTCACCCAATTCCTTTTGCAGGTGCTCTTTAGTAGCAGCATCGTATGGTTTGCCTTGAAACTTCAGTTTCTTAACAATCTCCATAAATTCTCCACCCTCTGCAGACATACCAGATGCTGCTGTGTCGAGACGCTCGATGTTACAACCTGCCTTCTTCAACTCACCGTAGCGATTCAACAGGACATTGATATCTTTAGATGCATCTGAGGTAACACGGTCAACAAACTCAGTGTATTTGTCAAGGTCAATCTCAAATTTCTCGGTGCCTCTTTTCTCGGCCTCTTTCTTTTCCTTGAGTTTTTTATCAACTCTTTTCTTTGAAGCTGGAGCAGTGCCCATCTTCTCTTTCATTGACTCAGCATCTTTAGGAGTGTCATCCATCTCCTTACGTGCAGCACCTTCTGCCTCATCTACTTTGTCACGAGCAGCACTGTTAATTTCTTCTGCTGCTTTGTCGTCTCCCCCTCTGTTAGGGTCAAACTCATCAGTAAATTTGTTTACATTCATGTTATACTTTGAATCCGTCGAATGATTGTTTTGTTTTTGTATAGGATACAGGATTGTCGGGGATATCCCCTGCGTCGATGATGTCTTCCTGTGCCGACTGGTCACAATCATACAGTTTCATCTTCGCTCTGTCAATACCAACAACGAATCGCTTATACATTGTTGGGTCATTATATCTATTCTTCAACTGCTTAACCATAATCTGTCCCAACTGCTCCATATCTTCTGTGGAGATAAGAGCAAACATAAGGTCAGCGGTAGCAGGTAGACCAAACGATTCACTGGTATCAGTAATCTCTACATTAGAGTTACCATATCCAGAGCGAGTGGTCTGAGTTGCAGACATGATAGGCACATTCATTTTACCTGCCAGTCCACGCAACTCTTCAGCGATTGCTTTCACGTAGGTATATGAGTTTACAATAGTGCCTTTATACCTACTACTAGCACAGATGTTGAGATAGTCAACAAAAATAATGTCAGGGGCAAACCCTTTTTTAAGGGACAACTCATTTAATAGTGACTCGAAGTGACCAACGTGGGCAGAAGCGGTAGGGTATTCCTTGATAACAAGTTTACCTTGTGTCTTCTGCCTCAACTTATCCATCTTAGCACGATACTTTGCTTTAGTAAACAGGGGGTCGCTTAGGATTTGGATTGGTGTGTCGAGGAGGTTTGCATCAATTCGTTCAGCAATCTTCTCCTCTGCCATTTCACATGTAATGTAGAGAACGTTGCGCCCTTGCAGGAGGCAGGAACTAGCCATATGGCACATGAATAGAGACTTGCCGACACCCGTACCAGCGAGTGCGATGTTGAGAGTCTTATTAGGCAACCCACCTTTTGTAATTTTGTTAAAATATTCCAAGTCGAAAGGAATCTTTTCTTCCTTCCTGTGGTAGAAATCATAGCGGTCATCTGAGTCTTGTAAGTAATCGTGTCCAACATGGTCATCAAAGCACACCCCAAGAGCATCCGACATGATGCTAGGAATAGCATCTTTCGTGCGTGTCTGGTCCTGACCGTCAGCAATCTTTACAGACTCCATCAAGGCAAGATAAATTGCTCTTTCTTTGCACCACTTTTCTGTGGTATCAATCAACCACTCATCGTTGTAGTGGTCTCGGTCTAAGTTATCAAGAAACTTAGTGATATCATTGTAGATATCTTCGGTAATATCCTTTCTTTTCTCAACCTCAATCATCAGAGCATTAGGCTCTGGTGTTACATCAAACTCATTGACATATTCAGCAAGAGTTTCAAACAATACTTTGTGGGTGAAGACATCAAAGTATTCTGGTTTAACAAAGGGCAGGACTTTCCTACAGTATTCATCATTAAGGATGAGTTTACTTAGGGAAACCTCTTCAATTCTTAGACTCATAGATAATGTAAATATGTGGTCACAGTGTATTTGTCTGCAGACTCAGGTGGTAATTCAGCGTATGGATACATCCAGTTGCTGGGGAACAATACGATTCTACCACACTTTGCTGCAATTTTGTAGTCTAGATGGTCAAAGAAAGTTTCTCCACCTTGGTCAACGTCGTTTAGATACAAAAAGAATCCACAAAAACGACGTGCTGACTCGTAGTTTCCTACATCAATGTGAGAATCAAACTTATCACCAGAAGAAGCACAGTATTTATGCATCTTAAGTTGCTCTAGACTGTTTTCTCTTGGCCAATACTTATCCATCTTCATCTCAATAGCATACTGTTGAGCAGCAGCAGAGATGACTTGTAGTAGATGGTTATGCACAGCAGTCCATTCTGGATGCTTCTTTTCCTCTGACATGATGGTCATGTTGAGAGAAGACATCTGTGGTTCTTCTAGTGTAACAATGTTTTCATCATGCTTGAATAATTCAACAGCATTCTTACACACATTGTAATCTAATACATCGTCATAGATACGAATGTATTCTTTAAGATCCATATCGAAACTCCTTTTGAGCACTCTCATTCAGTGCCTGCATTATTTCGGGCGTGAAATACTTCTCAGGATCGGCAAGAATAACAGAAGGATAAACGGAAGATTCACCAACAACGACACGATTCCCCTTGCGTTCGAAGACTCCATACTTCTCACCCAACTCCAGTAGTCCGTAATACTTGTCAAGTCCACGCTTGTCGTAATAAAGTCTGGTCTCAATCTCGTTATTCTCCTTTGTCAATCGGGACTTGGTGGTTTTACACTTGATAATATTTCCAATAACCGTCTTACCATCTTTTTCCTTCTTCTTTGATAGATATATAATTGTTGACGCAGCGTATTTGAGTCCACTTCCACCTCCCATTTCTTTGGTGGGAATATACGCACCCACTACATCATATGTATGATTGGTGACCAAGAGAGGGACGTTTGCTTTACCTAATTTAAGGGTAAGCACACGGAAGATAGACTTAACAACTTGTGCTCTTGTCATATCACGAGTCTCTTTACCTGCTTCACTGTCCTCCATCTCTTTAGTAGTAGAGAGGTTACCTAGTGAGTCAAGGACAAACATCAGAGGTTTGCGGTCCTCCAGTGGTTGCTGCAAATACTTATCAAGAATTTTAATAGATTGTGTGCGAAACTCCTGCACCGTAGTGACAGGCACAACAATCATACGCTTTGAATCAATGTCTCTTTCTTCAATCAATGTCTTGGAGATAGCAGACTCAGACTCAAAGTAAATGACACCTGCATCAGGGTCCATTTCCAAATAGTTTTTGACCAGTGACAGACAGAAGAAAGTCTTACCAGTCGATGACTCACCAGCGATTGCTGTAATCTTATTAGATGGAATACCTCCGAAGATACTACCAGAAACTAGACCATTAAAGATGTATGACCCTGTGTCAACATACTCCACAGTGTCACCAGCGGAGACACCATCAGCGACAACTGCTGCATACTCGTTGTCAATCTCTTTTACAATATCTTTTAGAAAATTCATACCCATCGTTTAGTTTGTAAATAATTAATCACGTCCCCTCGGACATCCATCAACTCATGATAGCACAGTTGCTCGTGAGCGTCACGTCTCAACTCATGGTCTGGTTTCCAGACAGACTCAATGAATATATCGAGTGCACGATTCCATTTCTCTTGTTTGATTTGCTCTTCAGTCAACTCCATAGTGCCTCTAGTGTGTTACGTTTTTCTGCATCCCAACCAATAGTGTCCAAGATAACCTGAAGTGGGTCTAGGAAACTCTTCTTAAACTGTAGGTCATAGTCTATGCTCCCTTGCAAACCAAACTCTGATGGTAACGTCTGGAAGAATGATACCACATTTTCATTGATTTTGTTAGGGGTTGACAGCATAACATATTTCACTTTCTCACCCTCTTGAATGAGTGGATACTTGTGAGTTAGTTTGTTTTTCTTGATGTAGAAATTATATAGGAGTGCTCCACGCACGTGCATAGGGCAACCCTTACCATAGATTGTGGCAGGTGAAGAATTCTTTGCGATGTTATTGCAACCACGTGGGAATGCAATCTCCTCCGCTGTCATACTCTCAAACCTCTCACGGAAAGATGAGATGTATCTCTGTGTTGCAGACTCATCCTCATTCATGATGACGTTGAGTGCTTCTTTAATAGCAACACGACAGGGTGCAGGTGTAGAAGACTTGACTGCTTCGATACCCATCATCTTTAGTTTAGGTTGAGCATACTGCACACCCTCACTATTCCACACGTTGAGAATGTATCTCTTCTTAGCAGTCCAGATGCCTTTGTTAGCAATATTCTCTCGCTTCATGACCATCTTCTGCTCGTAGGCATTTACATAGGTCGCCAACGTTTCATAAGAATTTCGTATATACTTCTCAAATTCCACTTGACACACCTTGTCAAGGAACCTAACAATGCTTTCATCGCTCGCCTCTCTGCCCTCGAATACCTTGTGTACAAAAGGACCCAGATTAAGGTAGATGGAATCAGTGTCACTAGCAATAACGTAGTCATCATTATCAGTCTTTAGAATTTTGTTTAGGTAAGTATTCATCTTGTTTTCAATCCATCGGATGCTTACCTGTCCCGATAGAGTAATCGCTTCAGCATTTGCCAGATTGTAATACCTGAAGTATTGGTTTCCGATGGCACCATAGGCAGAGTTGAGTTGGATTTTTCTTGCCATTTGGATGTTGTTGAATTTGGACACATCCTTGCGAAGTGCATCGGCTTCTGCAGGTGTCTTGGCATTCTCAAGATTCTGCTTAGCGACCAACATTCGTTTCTTGTAAATGGTCCTTTCATCGTAAATCCTCTGCATCATTTCTGGTAGGAAACCATGGATATCTTTACGGTATTGTGCACCATTAGCACACACCGCAAACTCATCACCAATCTCAATCTCCTGATTTAGAATCTTATCAACAGTAGCACTAGGATGTCTTGCATCACAGAGTGTTTCTGGGGAGATGTTGTATTGCATAATAAGGTGAGGGTAAAGACTGTTAAGGTCAAAACTAACAACCCAATCATGCTGTCCTAGAATAGGCTCTTTGACATATGCACCTGCATACTTCTCATTCTTATCGCTAGTTGTCCTAGGAGGCACCACAATATTACGCTTCTTAAGGTCATTGTAGATGAGAGTATCCCACACACGGACCTGAGAATAAACATCTTCAAAGTTTACCTTTGCGTCATAGGACATGGCGACTGCCAATTCAATAAGACGCATCTTTTCTTCTAGATTATCAACCAGATTAACGTCATGGATGTTGTATTCCACGAAGCGTTGCCAGTTAGATGTATAGAAGTCTTTGAAGTTTTCAAACTCACTATGGTCTAACTTTTTATCTCCCAACTCAACCATAGCAATGTGGTCAAGACGATAAGATTCTTGGTTAGTATAAGTAAACTTCTTATAGAGGTCTAGGTAATCAAGGATTGCAACTCCAGAAATATCATAAGCAATATGGACACGACCCATCATGTTAATCTCTCTTTCATGCACCCGATTCCAAGGTGATAGAGACTTCTTCCACTTCTCACCTAGCACACGCTCAATACGTCTGCAGATATAAGGGATGTCATACAGGTTATTATTCCATCCAGTAATGATGTCAGGTGTATTGTCTGCCCACCATGAATGAAAGTCCTGTAGCATCTCCTGCTCTGTCCAGAAGACACGATACTCAATACCCTCAGGAGGAGTAAACTCTCGTGTCCCCCAAGTGATAATCTTTTTAGTATTGAAATCCTTCATGGTAATGCACAGCATTTCCTCAGCGGACGCTGCAACATCAGGGAATCCATTCTCACAGGCGACCTCGATGTCAATCGTATAGATTTTCATCTGGGTCATATCATAATCAATCTCACCAGAAAACTTCTGTCCGATGTGCTGGTAAATGAATCTCTCATAACCATGCACCTCAAGACCAGCAGCATCTTGATACGTCTTTATGAATTCACGTGCCTCACGTGCTCCATCAAACTTCTTAGGATATGCTTTTCTTCCATCCAGTGTCCTGTATTCACTAGGTCTCTTCTGTGCGTCTGGCACGAGAAATAAGGTTGGTTTAATTTTCTCTCTGTAGTGGACACGCTCACCATGCTCGTAACCACGATAGAGAATGTCGTCACCTAGGAGGACTAGACTGGTATAGAAACTACTCATTAACTAAAGACTTATGCTTCTTGGCGATAACTGGGCTCGGGTCCATCATAGTCAAAACATCGTCAGATGTCAAGAAGATATATCTCTGGTCAGTGTGTAGAGGGTATGCTTCGAGCTCTCCCTCTGGTGTCACGTAGTAACAATCTTCAATTAACAGTGATGGTTCCTCGTCCATCTCCTGAATCTTCCCCAGTAGATAATGACTCGGGCGGTGTTTGAGAATAATCAATTTTAGCATCGTCTTTTTTCATGTTTTTATACTTTTCTAGCACCTCTTGATACCCCTCTAACACATTGTCATGTGCATCGCTGACAGCGACAACAGAATATAGAGTTACCAGTGCTCTTCCTTTGGTCAGTGGTGACCATGGAAAGAATTGTAGTTTCATATCTTGCAGTGCTTTCATTGAGTCTTCTTCAAACTCAGGTGCACTGATAGTGATAGTGAATGCATCTACAAAATCATACGCAAGTGCTTTAGTTGCTTGAGCGGATTCACGGACTTCTTTAATGTCAGCGATTACGTCCTCGCCGCTTTGCATTCTTGCGATTTTTACGGTCATAGTCTTTACCCATTAAGTTTTCATAAGTGCCTTCTACTAATTCTTGAAGTGCACGTCGTGCTGCAATGTTTTTTTCATCAGACAGAATATGCACATACTGCATAAACTGCTCGGTGTGCTCAGGTGGCACATCTACAGTAATTGTATCACTCCTTTCAGTATATGGTGGGCACAAGTTGACATACAAATTCATAGTTACCTCAAGAAAACAAAAAGAGACCACAAGGGTCTCTTCAGTTACCATTTATATAGGTCATTTAGAGGCATACTTCTCACACGTTTCAGGATTTTTACTGCACCATTGAAACACATATGCATCAGCATCTTGCTCCATGGTATAGTGTGCTCTGTTATGAAGAAGTCCTATCATACAGAGGGTCCCCACCATCATCAGGTTAATCAACGTTATCGGATGTGTTGCTGCTCGCAGCATCGCCCGTAGAAATATCATAAACCTTTAGTTTTTGATGGTCTGGAATGATTCTCTTTAATTCTACCACAAGTAATCCATTTGTAAAGCTAACGGTCCCGACTTCCACATCATCTGACAAATTGAATCCCCTTGCAAAGGTCCGTGCTGCCACACCACGGTGCATATATTCTTCTTCTTGTGAAACTTTCTTATCAACTGACTTAACCAGTAACACATTGCTTTCTGTAGTTACCTCAATGGATTCTGGTTTCCATCCTGCTAGTGCTACCTCAATCCTCCATTTAATCTCTGATTCTTTAACGATATTATAGGGAGGATAGTGACCACCTGGTGACCCTACCCCGTATGAGTGTAGTCTGTAAAATAGGTCGTCAAAACCTACTGAAAATCTTTGTGACGCATCAAAAATAGCGTCGATGTCTTTCGACGTGAACTTAGTAATGTCCATAGCTCCTTATTAAGCGAGTTAGTAGTGTGTGATTCCCGAAGGCAATCAGATATATTTAGTGTAAAAGGTATAGAGGAATACCGTATATAGTGATGCGGTTTTCTAGAAAGATTTCTTGGATAAATAAGCTTACGGTCTGAATTAATTCGCATGAATAGGTTAGCCGTGCTCTTTGGTATGATAATGATGACGGCACCAGCACATGCCGATATTACACATAAACTGAGCTCAAGCGTCCAGTTAAATGTTAACTCCGCAGCAACTCAAGTTGAGCGAATCGGCAGTTCATACAGCGTAACTGGCAACAATGTAGGCACAACATACACACCTACTGGTGGTAGTGCAGTAACGAATGGTATTGGTAGTCTAACTATCAGTTCAGGCGTTGGTGCTATACCTGCATTGGAGGCGACCCAAGCAGTTGCAG